CTGGTCTACGTCGCGTGGAAGGAGCGTCGGGCGTGAGGTCCGTCGAGATGATCGTTGAGTTCCCTATCGAGGACGCGAACCTGCCGATGCCGCACCTGCTGGGGCTGGCTAACGCCGCGTTCGTCGAAGAGGTTGAGCGTCAGGGGCTGCTGCTGATGTCGCCTCCGAGCCCGTCCGTGATGCACGCGCGCCGGATCGTCGAGGTTCGCGCGGCCGTCGTGGAGAAGCCGGACTGGGCGCCTCCATCGCCGTCGGCACCAACGTTCGAGTGCCCGAACTGCGGCACGACGATTTTTGCCGCAGGAGACACCGAGCAGGAAGAGGCAGAGAAGTGACTGAAACGATGATGGGCGTCCTCGTCCTGGCGCTGCTGGCGCTGGTGACGGCGGGGTTGTGGCAGGACTGGCGCACGAACACACGCGAGTTCCGCGAGATGCGGCGTCGCCTTGTGCAGATGCAGGAAGACCGTCAGAGGGGTGAGACAAATGACTGAGGCTATCGCGATTGCCGCTGATGATGTGCAGGCCCGTACTGTCGCGGAGACGATGCTCGGCCTCATCGCTGATGACGGTCATGTTGAGGTCGCGCAGGCTGAGCTGGCTCGCCTGACTGGCCTGTCTGCGCGGACGCTGCGCCGTGCCCTTGATCGCCTGCGTGAGGCTCACTGGATTAGCGTCGTGCGTGAGGCGACTCCGAACGCGCCCGCGCGTTACGACCTGACGGACCTGGCTGATGTCGCGCAGGCGGTCGGCCTGAAGCCGCGCCGCGAAGAAACCGCGGCCGTGTCATCGACGGGCACTGGCGTGCTGTCGGCTGAGGTCGCGGCGGACCCGATTGGGGCCGTCCAGCCTGGCCAGCGGTGGCTGATCGACCCGACGCTCCTGCAGGGAGGTTCGAACATCCGCGCTGACTTGCGTGTCGGTCCCGAGTTCGTGGAGACGATCGCCGGTCTCGGTGTTCTGAAGGACATCGACGTGTATCCGACGCTGACGGGCTTGGTGGTTCTCGACGGGCACCGTCGCCACCGCGCGGCCATCGAGGCGGGCTTGGAGACGGTGCCGGTGCGTATCGTCGACGTAGCGAACGACCTGGACCGCATCGGCTTGCAGCTCACCGAGAATGACGAGCATGCGCACACGTCGACTGTTGATCGTGCGCGCGCCATTAATCAGCTGGTCCTGATGGGTCTCCCGGCCTCCGAGCTGCGCAAGCGCGGCGTGAAAGCCAGTGAGGCCACGTTGGCCCGACGCGTCGCTAACGCCTCGCAGGAGGTCGCAGACCTTGGGGAGTCGGCGAGTCTCGGCCTCGATGATCTCGCGAAGATCGCTGAGGCTGAGGCTGACCTCCCCGAGGACATCGCGGGCATGGTCGTCGAGGAGATTCGCGAGGCCCCCGGCAAGATCGATCATTTCCTCGAGCGCGCCCGCGACGAGGCACGCCGCCGTCGAGTGTATGAGGATGCGGTCCTCGAGCTGCGCCAGCAGGGCGTCAAGGTCATCCGCGAGGACGAATTCTACGACGGGTTTCCGAAGAGCAACCAGTTTCTGTGGAACCTGGTCGACGAATACGGCAACTCGGTTGAGCCGCACGACAACTGCCCCGGCAACGTGGCGTATGTCTCGGTGATCGGCTCGGGCGACTACACGAATGTGCAGACGCGCTTTGTGTGCATGGACTACGCCTCGCACGGGCACTTCACCCGTGAGGACAGGGCGAGGACAACGCAGGAAGCCGATCGCGCAGCGACCGTCGAGGCGAACCGTCAGGCAGCTCAGGAAGGCGAAGTGCGCCGTGCCTGGATCAAGGATGTGATCTTCAAGCGCCCTCTGCCGAAGGACACCGCGCTCCTAGAAATGCCCGTCATCTACAACCAATACCAGGTGTCCGACGCATCGCAGGCGAAGGGCCGCGCGCTGATCAACTTCGATGACATGGGCTTCGGGCTCACGATGTCAGCCGCGCAGGCGTCTAAGGCACGCCTCGCGTGGTGCATCGGCGTCCTCGAGGGCGGTATGGGGCGCGATTACTGGCGCAGCCCCAGGGGCGAACGCTTTGACAGCCTCGTACAGCTCTACCTGCGAACCCTGGAACGCTGGGGATACCCCCTCGGTGAGGGCGAGGAGGCGTTCTGCAAGAAGGTCGAGGCTGCCCCCCATGTCGTCACGTGGGGGCCGCGAGCTGGGGAGGTGTACTGATGAGCGTCGAAGATTCAACGCTAGTGGTCGTGTCTCGCGCTGCGTTGGAGGGGGCACTGCGTGCGGCGCTGCCGCATCTGGCGCGCAGGATTCCAGAAGATGCCCCGGACAATGGCGCGGGCCTGCTGCGCCTGGCCGTCGTCCAGGATTGCGTGATGGTGCTTGCGGTCGCGATTGATCGCAAGCGCGCGATCGCGGTGCGGTTCACCGTTTTGGATGGGGATAGCTACGGGGATGGTGTGAAGTCGATGTGGCTGCGTCGCTCTGCTGTTGAGGCGTTGGCGACGTTCCTCGCGGGGTCTCCCGTCGAGCGGGTGAGCCTCCTCCTCGATGAGAGGGAGGGCGTCACTGTCCAGGAGACGGGTGTCCTGTATGGGCCTCAGATGGCGCGTGTCGCTCCGGCGGCCGAGCCGATGGATGAGGACCGCGTCGACGCGGCCCGTCTCCTGCTGGATGGAGCGCATGGAGTCCTCTATCAGGATGCGGACGTGGAGATGGACCCTGCGGTTGTCCGCACGTTCGCGGCGTCGGCTGCGGCCTGGCAGATTCCTCTGCGGGTCCGCGTCGGTGATGGCTACGGGCGGTCCTCGTTCATCTGGGGCACTGATGCGTGCCTCGGCTGGTCCGCTGGATCAGTGCTGCTTCAGGCCCCTGTGACGGGCGAACTCCTGTACGCCGGGCCGTCGATCCCGTACCTGGAGGAGGCGTTGCTTCCGCCTGTGCTCGTGGGGAGCGCTGACCTACCAGCGGGGCTGCGAGTCTACGAAGGTGGGGAGGACTCGTGAACAACGACAACACCGTGTTCAGTGCTCTCGAAGACGCTGTGTCTGCCTTGGTCGCAGAAAAGCACGGGCCGGACTGTGTGGTGGGGTCTTGGGTCCTCGTCGCGGAGAGCATCGCCCCGGAGGATGGCAAGGACAGGAGCGCCTGGCTGTGTGAAGGCCAGGGATCGCCTCTGTCGCGGCGCGGCCTCGTCGAGTGCGCACGCGACATGTACGCGCGCTCAGTGAGGAGGTTCGGCGATGACTGAAGATGACCTCATCAAGATCGAGTGCGCGAATCACGTCCGTGCCGTTGAGCGCGAGCTGTCCAGGGTTCAGGCGCATGTGATCAAAACAGCGTCAGACCTGATCGATGCTGGCGCTGCGATTGCCGAGAAGTATGCGCAGACGCCCGAGGAGCGTATGAGCATCCGCAGGACCATCGGGGCTGTCGTTGACGAGCTTATCGACGGACCTTACCCGCAGGCAGGAGAAGAACGCGATGAATGACGCGACTGTTGCCCCGTTGTGGGAGATCGGCCCCTTCGATCTGCCCCAGGCGGACATGCTCTCGCTCAACGGCCGAGCCGACCGGCGCACGCTGTCCCCGCGGATTCGGACACTGCGCATGCAAGCCCGGGTCATGGCCCGCGCGGCCCACTGCCCGACCTTCATGCGAGCGCGACTTGTCGCGTGGGTTCGGTTCCCGGATGGACGCCGCCGTGACCTTCACAACTACATGCCCACCCTCAAGGCCCTCGTGGACGGCCTCGTGGACGCCGGTCTGCTCCCGGACGACGATGCGCGTCACCTGCAGGGCCCGGACATGCGCCTCGACCCCCGTCACACCAGCAAGCGCATGGGCATCCCCATGTGCTCAATCCGATTCACCGTCATGCCCTACGAAGAAAACGAGGAAGACCAATGAGCGGCGAAACACTCGTCACCCTCGTCGGTAACCTGACCGCCGACCCCACACTCCGCTGGACACAGTCCGGCTCCGCCGTCGCTGACTTCACGGTGGCCTCAACCCCGCGAACCTACGACCGCAACGCCGGAGAATGGCGCGACGGAGACCCGCTCTTCATGCGCTGCTCCGTGTGGCGCGATGTCGCTGAGAACGTCGCAGAGTCACTCCGTAAGGGCATGCGCGTCATCGTCTTCGGCCGCCTCACGCAACGCTCCTACGAAACACAGCAGGGCGAGCGACGCACAATCGTCGAGATGCAGGTCGACGAGGTCGGCCCCTCCCTACGCCGTGCCCGCGCACAGGTCACCAGGCACCCCGCAGCCGACGGCGGGGCAGG